GTGAGAGATATTTGACCCTATCCATAACCAATTGGGCAGACAAAAAGACGCATGGACCAGAAGTGGAGTTTATATTCGAGGGTGGCAGAGCGGTTGAGGAACTGGCGATAAAAGACCTTGAGGATGCAGGTTTTAAGGTTTACCGACCGGAGCCTGACAAGGCCATCATGGAGAGCAAGCCACGCATAACCGGACATATTGACGTGAGGGTGGACTTCGGCAGTGGCCAGGTGCATACCGGAGAGATAAAGGGGCTCAACATCTTTGACTGGGAAAAACTCAACACCTTACAAGATTTCTTTGATTCAAAAAAGCCCTGGATTCAGAAATACCCCGCACAATTAATGACCTACCTATACATAAAAGGCGAAGAACGGGGATTCTTTTACCTGAAATCAATTCCCCGCTTTCAACCAAAACTTATTTGGGTTGACCTTGACTACTCCTACATGGAGCATATCCTTCAAAAAACAGAGCGCATTGAAAAGCACGTAGCCAACGGGACAATGGCAGAGCAGATTGATAACCCTGAAGTATGTCAACATTGCGCCTTTCTCCATATCTGCTTACCAGAAATCAGACAGAAAGCCCTTGAGATTATCGACGACGACGAGCTACTTGATAAGCTACAGAAGCGCACAGAGCTTGAGGACGGATACCGGGAATACAACCACCTTGACAACGCTGTTAAAAACGCCATACATGGCAAAGAGAAGCTCCTAATAGGGGATTACCTCATCACAGGTAAGTGGATAACGCCAAAGTGCAAAAACCCCTACTGGAAGTCAAAAATAGTGCTTTTGGACCCGGCTAAGATTAATCCGGCAGTATAACCGGCTCCTAACCGGAATACAGGAGGTGCCACATGCCAGCATACAGCTTTAGCGATTATGAAAAACTGAATGATGAAAATAGGGGCCTGCGCCGGGAGTTGGAAGCGGCCAAACAAGCGGTGGAGGTGCTGCTGGAGAACGAGGCGGCACAAAGCTGGCAGGAAGAGTCAAAAAAATACCAGGAAAACGGCGGTTGTTCTGCCTGCTTCGAGTTTGAAGGGCATAAAAAGGGATGCTACATAGATGAGTTGGAGGGGAAGGTTAGGCAGGCGGTGGAGAGGGAGGCGGGGTTGAGAGAGGCGCTAAAACCATTCGCAACCGTTGGAAAAGCATATCTTGACTATCAAAAAAGAGCAAGCGAAGGGCAAGAATTAAGGTTTATTTATGAAGACAATGATTCAGACTACCTCCTTTTTACAATAAGGAATTTTACCAATGCCACAAAGGCCCTTTCCTCCCCACCCCACCAATCACGGTATCAACTTATGGAGGCGGTGGTGGAGGCTGTAAAAGAAGTTAATAAAACAAAAACAGATGCGGAAGACTGCGGGCGCTGTTCATTATCTGAAATTCGTGGTCATGGCCCGTATTGTGAAGACCATGCCGATGCTTATTATGAAGCCAATAAAAAACTTACTAATGCTATTACCGCCTACGACAAGACCGGAGAGGGGGCGGGGGAATGAGTATTTCCTGTGATTGCAGCGCTGAAGGATATGATGGCCCGAAAGTTTGCCGTGACGAATTTCCAAAAGCAAGGAAGGTACATAAATGCTGTGAGTGCCGCGAAGATATAAAGCCTGGACAAGAATACCACAAGGTGACAGGCCTATGGGATGGCGAGGGATGGCAAACTTACCGCACCTGTATGCCGTGCCACAGGATACGTGAAAAGTATTGCCCCCACGGTTATATTCTTGAGGGGCTACAGGAAACCATATCTGAGTGCCTTGGATTCGATTACACGGAAGTGCCGGAGGAGGATGAAGATGATTAGCCGACAGTGCAAGTGCGGAGCGGTTTGGTATAGTTCTGATGCTAATGGGACCTGGATTTGCAAGGAGTGCGGAGGGGAGATTGGGCCGGAGGTGGAGGAAGATGGGAAAACCGATACTGTTTTCAACGGAAATGGTCAGGGCCATTCTGGAAGGACGGAAAACGCAGACGAGGCGGGTTGTTAAGCCGCAGCCGGAAGGACAGCTAATGTATTGCTATGCCGGAAGTGACCACCGAGACCATAATAAATGGCTTTATGGCGGCAAAAGATACACACCACCTTGTCATGGTGATGATATTCTCTGGGTGCGGGAAACGTGGGCAATGGTAAGTGGTGGTTTATATGAGTATAAGGCAGATGGCACGGAAATTGACCACCTTGGAAACATAATTAAATGGAAACCATCAATCCACATGCCCCGGTCAGCCGCCCGGTTGTTCCTGAAAGTGAAAGCTGTCAGGGTGGAGAGGTTGCAGGAGATAACAGAAGAGGATGCCGACGCCGAAGGATTTGGAGGAAACTGTCCGTATGATGCATTTCCTGAGCATAAAGGAAGTCCTGGTTGGTATGACGGCAGTATAAGTATACCGGAATGTTTTGGGGAGTTATGGGACTCCATTTACTCCAAGCGTGGTTATGGTTGGGAAGTCAATCCTTGGGTATGGGTGATTGAGTTTGAGAAGGTAGCCGCCAATGACTGAACCACCTTGCACATACCCCTGGCGCGACATGTTCGAGGGCTACCCGCCAGAGTGCTATCTAAGGATGAGGCTGACGGCAGAAGGTCAGCCGGATTGTGGGTGGTGCGCTTATGGCGGGGGCGGGGTTAAGAGGAGACCGAGGAAGTGAGGTGGTTACTGACCATGATAGAAGTTAATGAGATATATGTTCACCTACCTACAAGAAAGCCTGTTAAAGTACTCGATGTAACAGAAACAAGATTTACAGTTTATACCTTGGACGACATGTTTATACATAAAGGAAAACTTGTAGGCGGATGTACTTGGAGTTTAAACAAGGAACATGAGAGCAAGTTTGTAAAGGTTGATTAGGGGGCGCACCATGAATTACCTCAAGGAGATTATAGCCTTTCACCATTGGCTCGAAACAAATCCGTTAGACTCAACCGAACAGGCTTTATGGTTCCATCTTATGGACATAAACAATAGGTGCGGTTGGCTAGAGTGGTTTGCAGTAGCCAATATGAGCTTACAGGCTAGGCTTGGAGGTATAGACAGAAAGACTTTGGACAGGAAGCGCAATAGTCTAAAACAACTTGGAAGAATTGAATATGTGAACCAAGGAAAGAGGGAAGCCGGTAAATACAGGATGGTTACTTTTACGGGAATGATTCCCCTAGAAGAAAGTATTACGGGAAATATTCCGCTAGAAACGGGCAAAAATGTCCCTAAAATGTCCCTAGATCCGCCCGCATTATATAAACAAAAGAAAACTAAACAAAAAGAGAATATTCCTCACCAATTTCCTGATGACTCTCAGGAAATGATTTTGGCCTTAAAACTTAAAGACCATATTTTAAAAAACAATGACAAGGCCAGAGTGCCAAAAGACCTGACCGGATGGGCGGCAGAGTTTGATAAGATGCTGAGAATCGACGGCAGGGCTGTTGAACAGCTAACTGCAGTCATGAAATTTAGCCAAGAAAGTACCTTCTGGGCATCAAACATTTTAAGCGCAAAAAAACTGCGGGATAAGTACGACACGCTTTATTTACAGAGTAGGGCGCAGCCCCGGGGACATCCTCCCGGCGACCTTGCCCGTACCGGTACAGACCAATTATCAACTCAAAACAAAGAACGGATGAGAAAACTATATGGACTCAAATAAACCAGGCCTCTGCTACCGCAAACACACCGGCTGCGAACCGCTTGACGATGAGGATTGCCGGGACTGCGGACATGCAAACGACTGGCCGGAGGATTGGGACCAGGCGGTGGAGAGTTGGGAGGAAAGGGAGGGGTTGGAGTGCTGACATTTGGGAGTTTGTTTAGCGGGGCCGGCGGACTAGATAAGGGGCTTGAGGACGCAGGATTTAAGCCGGTATGGCAGGTTGAGAAAAACCGTCAATGTCAGCAAGTGCTTTCTCTTCATTGGCCTGAAGTAAAGAGGTATAGCGATATTATAGACTTTTTAAAATATATCGCAGGAGGTGAACCAGTTGAGACAGTTGACATTATTTGCGGAGGCGATCCCTGTCCTATCAGAAGCAGAGCAAGAAGCAATGGAGAAAGTAAACACCCCGATCTTTCCGGATACTTCCTTGCCGTGGTCGGACTCATGCGGCCCCAGTGGGTGGTCCGCGAAAATGTTCCTGCATCAGATGATGTCCACTTTGAAGCCGCATTGGACGTGCTTGGATACCGATGCGCTATTATCAGGACGGACGCCAGTACGTATACAGGGCAACAAAGGGTCAGGGATTTTATTGTCGGAAGTATTAAAACCTCCTGGCCAGGCCATGCAGGACAGTTATGTCAAACCAAGGGGGGTCAAAGGTATTATTCGCCGCGCTGTGGCGAGAGGCAGGTCATTCCGTGTCTTACTACAAACCGACGCAGATACGATTCCCGCGACAGTTATGTTTATGACGGAAAACTCCGAATCCTGGACAGTGACGAGCGAACCGCCTTTGCCGGATTCCCTCCGGGATGGTTTGCTGGATTTTCTGAGGCGGCAATTGCCAGAATGTGCGGAAATGCAGTCGTGCCGGCAATCGGCAAGTTGATTGGTCAGATAATCAGGGAGGTGTAACCAATGCACAAAAACGGACTATCAATATGCCACATACAATACCTCCTCGATAACATAGACACCCTAAAACACTGTGAGATAGCTCAATACATCGGCTGTGCAAGGGGTGTGGTGGGCTCCCTGTGCAAGGAAATGGGGATATACCGTGAGCCAATACGAGATCCGGTTGTGCCGAGAGTCAGGGAGCCCGGGGAGATAAAGAGGTTTACGGCGCAAGTGCGGCAGATGCTGTGTGAGAGTTTTATATAGGGGGTGGGAAAGTGCCAGTAAGACCAATACCGAGGAAGTACGGCAATAAAAAGGTTGAGGCAGACGGCCACATATTTGACAGCAAGCGCGAAGAGCGATATTACCAGGAATTAAAATACCGCAAGATGGCCGGGGAAATAACAGACATAAAAATACAGCCAGAATATGAGTTGCAGTCAAGGTTTAAGGTGGGGAAAAACACTATAAGACCAATTACCTATATAGCGGATTTTGAAATCACACTTAAGGGCGGAAAAAAGCAAGTAATTGACGTGAAGGGCTTTAAGACCAAGGATTACAGGATTAAGCGGAAATTGTTTTTGTTTAAATATCCTGATGTGGAGTTTTTAGAGGTTAAATAGGGGGTGTGGTATGAAATATTTACAATGGTTTATGATGTGGTTTTCAGTAGTTTGGGCATGTTTGTCTTTTTTTAAATTATCATACGTAAGTCATATGGGAACAGGGGTGCTTTATTTGATTCAGGCTATGATGTGGTACGTAATAGCCAGTAGGAACGATAAATAGGTGGTGCGGTATGGAAAGGTATGTTATGGGCGAGATACCGAATGGATATCACGTGGATCATATAAACCATTACACTTTAGATAATCGAAAATCAAACCTAAGATTGGTAACGCCATCAGAAAATCAGCAAAACTTGAGGTGTCCACCATGTCATAGTAGTAGTGGTGCAATAAATGTTAATTGGAAAAAACGTGAAAAAAGGTGGGTTGTGAGACTTAAAGTTAATGGCAAAGAAAAATGCTTCGGTTATTATAAAGATTTTGAACAGGCAAAGAAAGTTGCATCTAAAGTAAGAAAGGAGTATATGAAATGTTCGTCACTATAAGGATAGCCGCCGCCGAAGCATTAATCTGGATTTTGGAGCGTGAGAAGGATGATAACTAATACAAAGTATTATCCTGAAAAAAATGGCGAGAACTCTTTGACTTTTATTGGCGGCGAAGCAGCGATAACCATTAAGCAATTTGATAATTACAAGAAAGCATTTAAATTTAAGGGTGCAGCCGCAGAGAGGGCGAGGATACGTGGTCTAATAAAGAATATGTATATTGCATCAAACAACTGGTCAGAGGGCTATGAGAAAGCAATATTTGAAGTCCTCTCCCTCCTCAGGGACGGTGATGGAGAGTGAGTTTGGGTCCTTATTCAATGGGATTTAGCACAGGAATAAAAAATGGTAAAGTCTCGGGAAAAATAGACGAACGCACCCGCATCCTCTCCGCAATCGAAGAGCAAATCAGGGACACAGAGGACTGCCCGTTGTATGAGGGCAAAGAGAGACATCTTGTGTTGTCAACACTAAGACGAGTTAGGAGGTTGGTGGCGAGTGAAAAAGAGTGAGATTATGGTAGGTGGTATTTATAGCAATAAGCCGGGCTGTATCTACTGCGAAGAACGGGAGATAGTCAATATGGTATATCCACGACGCTTTCAGATAGATAGCGATTGCGTTGAGTATAAGGTAGTCAGTGGCAGGAGATCAGGAATACTTGCAACGATGACTAGGGCCAGATTCGCGGCATGGGCCAAGAGGAGAGTGGATAATGACCAGGATTAGGATCTACCCCGGCATCTGGATAAAACTATATCCCCCGGCCAAGCCAAGGCCCCGGGAGTTGAGGGCGATTTTGGAGGCGGAGAGGCAGGTTAATTTGAGGAAGTGGGGGAGGTGAGAAGGTGCTAAACATATATTGTGAATACAAAAATGACTTTATAGAACTTGCTGAATGTGTTAATTGCAAAAACCATGACGGTGTATATAAAGACGAGGAAGGGTATGTGAATGTAGCATGCTTAAAAGATAAAAAAGAATGAGGTGCAATTATGCTGATTAATTGGGATGCATGTGGAGATTGTTTTTGTAATACGTGTCAAGAGGCATTTTTAGATAGGTGTGAGGTTTGCGGTTGTCAGAATCCGTGTATTGAATGTGAGGGAGAACCACCATATAACTCAGAGAATATTGATAAGTGTAAAAAGGCTAAAGAAATGATAGAGGAATAGAAAAAACAACCCCCTGCCCCAGGAGGTAGAAGATCTCTGCAAGATCATTATACCACGGGTGGCGAAAAAGTAAACGGGGGTGGCGGGGATGGCTTCAGGAATCGAAAAAAGCACCTTATACCGGAGATCAGAGGAAATGCTGCAGAACTATAGGGCCATGAAGGCAAGGGTGGCTATACTGGAGAATGAGCTTGCCTCAATACTGGGAACTAATATAACAGAGACACAGGACGAGGCTATCGAGGGCATGATGTTTGCCAGGGTGGTGAATGGTATGCCGATGGGGTCTGATGTGGGTGACAAGACCGCCAGTGTGGTTAGTGAATGGCGGGAGAAGTACAGGAAAGACTTCAGCAGGGTATGGCGCATGTATGTGCTGGATAAACAAGGATTGGAGGACGAACTATTTACAATCAGGGCCAACATTGAAAAGGTTGACATTGCAATAGCTTCTCTGTTACCAAAGGAAAAGGATGTGGTGACTTTATTCTACATCCAGGGCATGAAGTGGGAAGATGTTGGACGAAGGCTGAACTATGACCCTAGACAATGCCAAAGGATAAAAGAACGGGCAGTATGGTATATGAGCTTAAGCCTATTCAAGAGAATTGTGTATTAGAACATGTCGTGAAAATGTCGTGGTTAATGTGGTACATTATAAGTGTGAGGAGTTGAACCACACCTCCTCTCCCTCAATGGCCGGGGCAACCCGGTCCGAAATCATCCGGTGAAAGCCGGTTAAGTTTGTAAGCGGTGGCGGAATAGGTAGACGCTATAGTGGCCTGTAGAACTTACCTATACAAATGGGAGTAGTTTATGTGAGATGCAAATCCTCACCCGCTTACTGTGTAGCCCTTAAGTGGGCATAGCTTACCTGCCATGTGCAGGAGGAGTTCCTGGGTCTGTGACATTGCCAGCAGACCCTGAAATCAGCAGCCTGTAATGGGCTGTTTTCTTTTGCCGGGGACAGTCCTTCGGGACACCCCGGGTGCCCTCGGGCAAAGATAATTTTGGCGGCTAGGCTGATCACCGAAAGCAGGAGGCTCCACCTGTTGCCGCCAAATATATAATAAAGGAGCAAATAAACCATAGGAGCGTGGTGGGATGAACAATTTCATCATGGCACATGCTGAACACATTAAAGACCTTCAGGAAGCAATTAAGGAGAGCACGGAGGAGTTTATAAAATACCTTAAAGAAAATAAGGATTTCATATCTCAGGAAGTAATTAATTTTTATTATTGGAATACTGATTTGGAACTGAAAATACTGGTGGATGTGCTGGACCTAAAACAGGCCAGCCAAATAGCGCATATGGCCTCAAAAAGCTATGAGGTTATGATTAAATGCAAGGAATGTGGCCAGGATGCTGTTATTAATCCAACGTCAAGGAATAATATGCATGATATTGTGAATGCTGATTATTTATGGCAATGCGATAATTGTAAAGCAATAAGTAGGGAAGAAAAGCGGAAAAATCAAGAGGAATTAAGCCGAGTATTTAGCAGTGAGAGAGCCAGTGAAGAAGAGAAATGGCATCAGGAGATTAAGAGGCTAAAATCATTGCCATATAAGCAGTATTTGCAGACTGAGCACTGGCAAAAAATTAGGCGCAATGCATTGAAAAGGGCAAACAATAGATGTCAGCTATGCAACAGTGGCGGCTTACTTAATGTTCATCATAGGCACTATGAAACCAAGGGAGAAGAAAAATATACCGATGTAATTGTTCTCTGCCAGGGATGCCATGGAAAATTTCACGATAAGATGCCTACGATATGACCAATTATTTATAAATATATCAATATGTAAATGGACATTTTAAAAACGTGGATAGTAGTAACGGCGGCAAGCGTTTCAGCGTTTTTGCCGCCTAGACATTTTTGTCTCAAATACCCCCCTATTTTAGACATTATTGTCCCGAAGGAGTGATCGGAATTGCTTCAGGTTGTTAAAAATGTGAATACCTCTACTGGTGAAGTTGTGTCTGAAAAACAAAAGCATATAGAGGACATTCTCACTGATGAGGGATACAAGGTTCCGACTCATAAATTGGGGGCTAAGATATTTGCAGACGTGCTTTTCCCTCAAGAAATGACGGACAGCGAAATAGGGAAGATGGCCAGACTTGCAAAGTTAATGATAGCAACATCAAATATGTTGGGGTATCGGGCCAGGGCAGGAATAAGGCCATATAGCGAAGGACAGTTAATTGAAATTATCGGCCTATCACAGAAACGGGGCCGGGAGTTTATAGAAAAAATGATGCGCCTGGGTGTCATACAGAAAAACATTCGTAAGGTGGGCAATATTGAAAGCGAGGAGTTTTACATAAATCCCGCTTATTTTTTTGCCGGCCGGAGAATCAGCCTTAATCTTTATCTTTTATTTCGTGAACACCTGGACCCTATATTACCCGAGTGGGTAAGGAGGGAATTTTGGCAGACAGCTAATAAACAGGTTAAGCCTATTTATTGACCAGTACCTTACAGGTATTGTTGTTTTTTGTTTTTTGAAATTATTTTGGAGGTGTGGGTGTGGAACCTACATTAGCTGGTTGGATGTATCAACATCCCTGGATGACTTTTATCATGTTTATTGCCATGTGTTTTTATATGTCTAATATTAAGTTTAAGTAAAGGAGTTGGGCGGGATGGCAGGTAGGCCTTTGACAGTCAAAGAAGAAAAATTTACTCAAGGCCTGTTTACCGGACTCACCCAAAGAGACGCATACAAGCAGGCCTATAATACACAAAACATGACTGACAAGACTGTGGACGAAAAAGCCTGCATATTGGCTAATAAGGACAAGATAAAGGCAAGGCTTAATGAACTTATCAATGAACTGAAAGGCCGCAACATGATAACGGTTGAAAGGACACTCGCCGAACTTGCTAAAATAGGCTTTGCCGACATAAAGCAATACCTTGAATACAAGACTGCAAAAACAGTGGTTGACCACGACTCCGAAACAGGGGAGCCGGTCATTGATTACAAACAGATCATTGACGTTATCGACTCCAGCCAGGTAGACGGCTCAGTTATCCAAGAGGTGAGCATAGGCAAGGATGGCACGTTTAAATTCAAACTTCACGACAAAATGGCGGCTCTGGATAAG